TCATGCCCGCGCCTCCCGCTTCTTCAACCAGGTCAGGGCGAGCACGCACACGGCCGCCACCGCCGCCGCGGTCGCTAGCAGGGCCGTGGCCTTGCGGACCCAGGTCGATTGCTCGACGAAGGGCGCAGCCGCCGCGATCATCTGTTGGGCGGCGACGGACACCGCAGCGACCGCCGACGTCACCGCCGTGAGGATGGCGCCGCTCCTGGAGGCGGGCACGGGATCGGCGGGTGTGGGGGGCGTCTCGCCGGACCGTGTGGCGCTGGAGGGCGGCGAGCGGTCGAGCGACCCCGGCTCGGCCGTCGACCACAGCGCCACTTCCGCCGCCCGGCGGTTGACCAGGCCCTGCAGCTTCTTCCCCCCCGCGTTGACGAATCGCATCATCTCCAGCGGAGCCTGATCGAACTGCCGGGCGCGAAGGCGTTTCCAGATCGTCCAGCCCGGGCTCGCCCCGAGGTTGAACACGAACGACAGCAGCGCGGCGTACTGATGCTCCGTGAGCTCGTCGACGATCGCGCCGATGCGAGCCGCAAGGCGCTGGGCGGCCTGTTCAACGTCCCGGCGCAGCCAAGCTTCGGCGAGTTCGTACGTAACCGTAAGCCCTGGATGCAGTTCGGGTCCAGTGTGGCCGTAACCGGCCGTGAATGTCCCCTCGGGCTCCACGCCCGGCTTGAGCACAATCCGAGGGCGCGCGTCGTCATAGACCCGCAGGACCAGGCCCTCGTGTTCCTTGAGGAACTCCAGCGCAAGCTTAGGAACCGCCCTCATCGCCGCTCCTCCAGATTGTCGAGCTTCCGCTCGATCCGCGCGGTGGCTTCGCGCATCGCATCCGTGCGCTCGTCGAGCCGGCCCACCGTCACCGTCATCGCCCGCAAGGGCGCCATGTCCCGCTCGAGGGACGACACTCGCCGATCCATCCCCGACGCCCACCACAGCGCGCCGGCGCCCTGGATGAGCACCGCCAGGAGGACGCTGGTCATGGTCCAGTCGATGCGGTGCGGATGCTGTCCCAAGGAAACGTTGGACAATCCAGGCGTTCCTTTGACGTCCGCACCACAACCTCCGGCGGTCTGCTTAAGCTCAACCAAAGCCAATCCCGAGGCCGAGGTTGAATTTCTTGTCCTTCGTGGTGCTGGTCGTCTGGCCGACGAGATTGTCCGTCCCATTCTTCTGCTCGCCGACGAACAGCTGCCCGGGTAGGCCGGCGTATCGGGTGGTCTCCCAAGTCAGGAGGTTCTGCGGCGAGGACAGGAGGTCTTGCTCGTAATCCCGGAACAGCGTGCCCTGCGCCGATTGGGCGGAAAGATTGGACCGCGCGTTGGCGTCGTAGTCGGACGCAATGCTCGCGAGCTGACCTCCGGCCGCCAGACGTTGCCCCGCCAGCTGACTCGCATAGGTGTTGGCTGCGCCCGCGTTGAAAATGTTGACCTGCGAGTCGCGATCGGCCTGTGAATTAGCAAGTTCCGCCGCCCGGTCGAACCCTCCGGACCACAGATCCGAAACGAGTCGACCACGACCCATGTTCAGGCGGGCTTCGGTGATCGCCTGTGTAATCGCCGCGTTGGACCCGATTGATGGTCCGGCAAGGTCGAGGCTCTGTTGGGCTCTCGTCTCGTTCGACCCGAGGTCATAGGCGGCAAGGGACTTGTTCACGACGTCATCGAGATAGGGATTCAGGAACCCCTGGATCCCATTCAGGGAATTTCCGGCCGCGGCCTGCGCCGGGCCTCCTGACATCATAGACCCGCGCGTCAGGTCGGCCCCGGCGTCCCAGTTCCAGGTCTGGCCCAGGTCTGCGGCGCCTTGCCCCGCTCGTCTCTGCAGCGGATCAAGCCCAGCAATGAGAGATGCCGGATCAATCGATCCAACGTCCCGCACCCGGCCATAAACGTCAGGAATGGTGTTCTGAAGGAAATCCGGAATGATCGGCGTCGTGACATCGCTCGTCGTCCGAGCCTGATTGGTCGTCGAATTCGTCTTCGATTTAGACTTCTCGAATCCAAAATTTGCGGAAAATGGAGGTGAACCGGACATAAGCTGTCATCCTGTGAAATGGCCGCGGGCTCACCGCCCGCCGGCTGGAACCATGTCGAACACCGGCTGCCCCAACCGGAACGCTGTCGGTGACGCCGACCCTGAAAGCTTCATCCGCAACAACCGGCCGGACGCCCGGATATCGACCTTCTCGTCCCCTGCCCCGAAGCTGTAGGCCCTCGTCCGCTCTTCCCCCTGCGGCTTGAACCGCGAGGTCAGCGTCAGCGACACGGGTCCCACCTGTTCCTGCGCATCGGGCCAGAAGGTCTTCACCAGCAGCGAGCGGTCCTCGGACAGGTACTGGTCGGCGCTCTCAATGAACCAGGACAGGACGCCGCCGTCGGCGCTACGCCCCCGCTCGTGCCAATAGGCTTGGCCCTCGTAGGTCACCCCCAGGGGATAGCTCGCCGGACCCGCGTCGATCATGGCCGTGCGCGCCATCTGGCCCCGGTACCAGGCTCCGGCGTCGGGTCCCGCGACGGCGAGCGCCACGTATCGGCTGTTTTCGTACCCGTCGCGGCTGTCCGGATAATCCCATCTGACCTCGTTGAACCCTCCGATCGATGACGCCACGACCTTGTCGGCCTGGGCCTCCGCCAGATTGTCGGCGAAGTCCTCGCGGATCGGACAGGGCACGGGCTGGGGCTCGCCGCCCAGGGCATAGGTCCAGAATTGCCGGTCCGGGCTGAGCCAGTAGGCCGATTGGCCCACGACGACCGCCGCGCCGGGCCCGATCAGTCCGCAGTGGTCGCCGACCTTCTCGAAGCGGTGGACCTGCGTGAGCTGGCCTACGAAATCGAAGCGGAACAGCGCGCTGTTCGTCCAGACGAGGACATGGTCCCCCAACACGCGACCGCCCACGATCCGCCCGCCTCCCGGCAGGATGTACTCCCGCGAGGTGGTGGTGGAATCGGTGTTCCACACATTTGAATCGCCAGTCGACGAATGCCGCACGCAAAGCGCGTTGAAGACTCCGGAGGCTTCCTCGTTGCAACCCAGGGCGAAGACGAAATCCTTCGACGACACCAGGCAGTAGGTGACGTTCTCGGGGGCGTTGGAGAGCGCAGCGGCCGGGGCGCCGGTGTCCGCCGGATCCCACTCATAGATCGTGCCGAGCCTGGGCGATGCGATCAGGTCTTCCCCGAATGCGCCGCCGCTCCAGGTCCGCGGGAAATAGTCGTCCACGCTCGGCGTCGCGTAGCCGCCGGCGCCGTAAGGGCCGGTGCCATAGCCGGCCTGCCCCGTCCCGTCGATCTCGCCCGCCGCCAGACCTGTCGGGGTGATGTCGTAGAGCCCGCCCCCAACCCACACCTCGAGGGTCTGGTGCGTCCCAAAGGCGAAGTGGAGCTGGCCATCGCCCGTTCCCCACGGAAAGACCCAGCGGCAGACGCCGCCCAGGAGGCTGGCCGTCAGCGCCTCCCATCCGCCGATCACCTGCGGCATGCCGAGACGGAAGCGGACGTTGGAGCCGTCGGCCCAGCGACCTGAGGCGGCGTGGGTGGTGTCGTCGGACGTGAGGCCGGGGGGGATTTTCAGGGTCGTGCGCACCATGCTACAGCGCCCCCATGGCTGAAATGTACGACGTCGAGATCACTGTGGCGGGCGACCCGTCGAGGCTGTTGGGCTGCGTGACGTCCATCGAGGAGGCCCTTGAACGGGCGCGCATTGCGGCCCTGGTCCCGGTGGAGCGGCGAGACAGCGCGATCACCATCAAGCTCACGCCGCGACCTATTCCCTGACCAGGAAGGCGATGACTGCACCAACGCCCGCGACGTCGGCGTCATTGGTCGTTGAGTCACAGCCACCGCCCCCCGGACTCATAGCGCGAGTAAAATTGCCTAGGCCAATTCGGAATCCACCGCCGCGGCCTCCGCGGAAGGGCAACCTGCCAGGCGCGCCTGCGCCACCAGCAATCCCACCGGAACCCACGCCCCCAACTCCACCGCCGGTGCCGCTTCCAGCTGAGCCGTTGGCGCTCGTGCTCGTTAGGCCGCCCAAAGACCCCGCTAGGCTGTAGTCCCACTGCCCCGTCGCGGCCCCTGGAGTGTCGGCGCTGGCATTGGTCAGCGTGGCGACCGCGCCATCAGGGAACGTGAGCACGGTGTTAGCGAGGGCACCCGTGCTGTCCTCTGGCCCGACACTGATGCTGATGATCTGACCGGCCAGGAGCGCCTTGGTGATCTCGCCGTAGGCCCCCGAGCACCCGGTATAGGTCGCCCCGAGCTTGCTCCCGGCCGACCAGCCGACAAAAAGCCAGTATCCGCTCTTCGGGATGACAAGGCTGTAGGAACCGGGCGGAAAGCTGTACGGCGCCTGCAGGTTCGCCAGCCCATAGCGTGCGGCCAGCGATCTCCCGGCGATCCGGTTCTTCGGCGTGCGTTGGCGCGCGATGCTCCTCGGCATCTACAGCAACTCGAATTGCGCGTCGAAGACGATGCCGCCGGCCAAGGCCACCGCGGCGCCCACGTAAAGGGCATCGGTCGAGGAAAGGCGCAGCGGGACGGTCTCCGAGTAGCCGAAGTCGGTTGTCGGAACTTCCGTAGTGTTCGCCATGGTATAGGCGGCCATCAGCACGGAATCGATTAGGTACAGCGTCGTTCCTGCATCGGGCGAGCGGTACAACTGCAGCTGCGTCGCCGTTACGGTGGCTCGCGGCGTAGCCTTCAGGCTGTAAAGGATGGCGCCGTTGGTCTGTGCGGCCAGTAGCAGCACAGCATTGGTCGCATCGTTGAGGGTGGTCTTCGCCGCTGTACAGATGGCGTTGGCCGTCTTGATGGCCTGCGGCGTGATGATGGCGTTCGGCGTAGTGGCCAAGACTGTCTCCTATGCGGCGGAAAAGGCGACCGCCATCGCGACCGCGAAGGCGTTTCGGGCTGCGGTGTAGGCGGCGAGGTCGGAGAGATCGGCAGTCGTCGGCAGCGCCCAGGAGGCGATCGTGCCGTTATTGGTCAGCCACTTGCCAGAGGCGCCCACCAGCGAGGGTAAGGAAGCCCCTCCCCCGACAACCACCGAGGCGATGTAGTCCTTGAGGCTCGAGCCGCCGTAGCCCAGCGTCTTGACGTTCGTCGCGTCACAGAAGATGTCCACGATGTCTGCGGTCGCGACCTGGACGGTGGTCCCGGCGCCCGTGGTGAATGTCAAAGTGGCGGACGAGGCGTTCCAGATCCGGTACGCCTTGGTCACGCTCGGGATGGTGACGGTGAACGGCCCCGCCCCCCCGGTGAACTTCACCATCGCCGAGCGGGCTTCGTCGTCGGCGGTGTTCGAGGT